AAGAAACGCAGTGAATGTTCCTGTAAATAAAGCTTTATACTCCAGAGTAAAAGCAGAAGCAAAGCGTAAATTCAAAGTTTACCCATCTGCTTACGCTAACGCATGGCTTGTACGAGAGTACAAAAAGCGTGGTGGTACCTACCGAGTGGAGAAAAAACGTGGCAAGAAGTAGCGGTGGTCTAACCCGTTGGTTCAAAGAAAAATGGGTAGATGTCAAAACAGGGAAACCTTGTGGCCGTTCAAAAGGCGAAAAAAGAGGTTATCCTGCCTGTAGACCTAGTAAACGTGTATCAAGTAAGACACCTAAGACTACTGGAGAGATGTCAAGTGCTGAAAAAGCAAGATTTAAGCGTGAAAAAACTAGTAGTGCTAAGATAAAGTATCAGCATAAACGTAAAAAATCCACAAAAAGGAGTAAAAAATGACTGAAATCACTGACGAAATGCTTGACATCATCGAAAAAGTCAAAGGAAAGCGAAATCCTGCACTTTGGGACCCCAGATGTGAACAATATTTAGCAAATATGAAAAAAGGTACTGTAAAAAAGTCAACTACAAGTTAAACTATTTATAAATACTCTTTTTTCTTAGAATAATGGCATTTTTTCGTGGCGAAGAAGGCTCCGTAAAATTTAAAAACGGATCTGGAACTACTGAAGCAATCGTATCTACTACAGCTTGGTCTTTAGATATAGCAAAAGAAACATTAGATGTAACTGCTCACGGAGCAACATCAAGAGCTTTTGTTGGTGGATTAGTTTCTGGGTCAGGTTCTATTGACTTTTTATACACAGCAGCCAGTGGAAACGAAACTGCAAATTTATTAGCTGATGTATTAACCACAGAAGATGCTGCCGATGCACAGTTTCAATTATTTTTAGATACTTCTGGAAGTAAAAGTCTAAGTTTTTCTGGAATTGTTACAGGAACAACTTTAACTGCTGCAACAGGTGATTTAGAAACAGTTAGTGTAAGTTTCCAGACTTCTGGTGCTATCACCAACGCTGCATAATGCCTAAAGGTTCTTATTCAGCTAAACAACGTAAATTAGCTAGGGTTGCTCCCCCTAGAGATAAAATTACGGGTGCTGACTTTAAAAAACTACGTTCTAAGAAAAAGAAGAAAAAGAAGTGAAACTTACTCCTCGCCAAAAAACTTTATTATCTAAGCACTCTGAGCATCATAGTGCGAAACATATGGAGTTTATGAAAAGGCGAATGAGAGCAGGAGATACTTTTACTCAAGCCCATAAAAAGGCACAAGCAAAGGTGGGCAAATGAGAAAGAAACGTAAACAAGTAAATTTAAGTGTAGGCAGAGGTGAAAAATCCAAAACTGGCGGACTTACTGCAAAAGGCCGTGCGAAATACAATCGTGCCACAGGAAGCAATTTAAAAGCACCAGTTACAGGAAAAGTAAAACCTGGCAGCAAAGCAGCCAAAAGACGAGCATCTTTCTGTGCACGAATGTCTGGTATGCCTGGTCCATTGAAAAAACCTAATGGTGAACCTACAAGAAAAGCGTTAGCTTTAAAAAAATGGAGGTGTCGTAAATGACATACGCTGTACCTGGTCCAATCAGAACAAATATTGTCTCATCTACTTCGGTAGGTGGGATAGACAGCCCTTTTACTCGCACGAGGGCTGTCCTCGACATGATGAAAGGTTGGGAAATAATGAAAGCCGTAAGCGAAGGCACAGATTATTTACGACAAAACAGCGAAGCGTTCCTACCTCTAGAACCAAGAGAAGATTTTGACGCTTACCTTGCAAGAGTAAACAGAGCAGTATTTAGTCCATTTACACAGAGATTAATTAGAGCAGCAGCAGGATTAGTACTCCGCAAACCAATAACACTGACAGGCGATCCATACTGGACAGAGATGTTCAAGATGGATGTTGATGGATGCAAATCGGACTTAGACGAATATGCAAGGAGAATACTAATGTGTTCTCTAACATACGGTCAAAGTCACATACTCGTAGATTATCCTGCACCATCAGGAGCAGTAAGCCTTGCAGAAGAACGTCAACAGAACCGTAGACCTTACTGGATCGAAGTAGACCCAACAAATCTATACGGCTGGAGATTAGATAGAGAATCAAACTACGGAAACTTGATACAGGTAAGAATAGGCGAAAAGGCTGTGTTACCTGACGGACAGTTTGGCGAGAAAGTATTTGACCAGATTAGAGTTATTGAACCAGGAAGATACAGAGTATTTCGTAAAAAAGAACAGATTGAAGAAATGTATGACGTATCAGATAACAGCGTTACTGGCGACTTTGAAATGGGTTCAGCAGACAAAGATTATAAACAGGTAGAATCTGGTAGTTTTTCTCTTGGTGAGATACCTTTAGTAACAATTTATTCTGGTAAAACAGATAATTTAGTCAGCAAACCACCTCTCCTAGACATTGCATACTTAAATCTTGCACACTTCCAAAGACAAGCTGATCTGATACACAGTTTGCACGTTGCTTCACAACCATTATTGGTTATGGAAGGTTATGACGATCAGACCAAGGACCTTGCTATTTCTGTAAACTACGCAATGGCAACACAACCTGGCAATAAAATTTACTATGTAGAACCAGCTTCCAGTGCTTTTGATGCACAATCAGCAGAAATAAAAGAGCTTCAAATGCAGATGGCAACACTCGGAATCAGTACATTATCACAACAGAAATTTGTAGCTGAATCGGCAGATGCCCGCAGACTAGATCGTGTGGACACAAACTCCATGCTCGCAATGGTATCTATGGAATTAGAGCAAAAACTACAAAAAGCCTTCAATCTATCAGCCGATTATGTTGGAATCGAACCACCAGAAGTAAAAATAAGTAGAGATTTTGATATAGAAAGACTAATCGGACAGGATATTACAGCTTTGACATCACTATTCGATCAACAAGTTATTGATAGAGAAGAATTTAGAGATATTTTAGTCCAAGGTGAAGTTTTACCAACAGCTAACGAAGCCAAACCCGAATAA